CGTGGATCATGCCGCACAATGATGCGACCACCAAGCTGCACGTCCAGGTCTGGAACTTGTTGCCAAGTGAGAATTGCCTGAGTGTCGCTGATGGGCGTCACACTCAAACCAGTGATGTCAGCCGGTGGCGCACCAAGTCCTTGGACGGTGTAGTTCGCCAGTGCTGGCTCGCTATACAAGATCTCAGTGGCGCTGATGCTGCTGACCTGGACTTGATAGTTGCCGACCTTGGCATCCTCAATGTCAAAGGTTGTGCCCTGCACTCGCACCGTGGTGAAGTTGTCATCCTCGTGCCGATAGCGAACGCGGAACTTTTTAATCCCCTGTGGTCCGCGCCAGTGGAAGGTGACCTTGATTGCGATGCGCCCATTGAGGACGTACTGCAACTCTTTGGTTTGTACACCGCCAAACGTGGTGACAGTCAAAACCTCTAGATCTGTCGGGGGATCTGGGATGACGTTGAGGTCGCTGATGTCGCGCACCTGGAGCTGTTCGCCGCTTTCGATGTAGGCGTACTTGCCCTCGTTGTGCGCCAGTGCAGTGATGGCGTAATTGATGCCGTCTTGCTCGGCAACACTCAACACGCGCCAAGTTGATGCCTGGAGCGTTGGGCTTTCCAGCATCCAAATGCTGTTGGCGGCAGGTGCTGCGCTGTACGCCGATTGCACCGTAATCACACCATCGACAACAGTGGAAACTTCGCGTTGCTCCACCGTGCCATCAGGCAGAAGCACACTCAAAATCGAACCGCCAGCAAAGCTGAGGTCTGTGTTTGCCGTGTCATCCACCGTCACGGTGGTGGTAGTCGCTGCGTTGATGCGACCTGCACGACGGGAACCAGCCTTGACTGGATCAGCAATCAGGATGATTTGACCGGGGCGGACTTGTTGACCCGCTTCCAAGCTGGATGCAAAGCTGACGATCTCTTTTTCGTAGCGTTCGGCGTATAGCAACCAGCGACCGATTCGATTCGCCTGCCCGCGACTGGTACAAGCAAAGGCGCTGATCTCTGTACGAACAACGCCGTACTTATCAATCGCCTCAACGTCTTCCACCACCTCAAACGCAGTGTCCCGTAAGGTCAGGTCTAAATAGCTGACGACTGCAACATTGGGGCGAGTTTTGAGACTGCCGCCCGTATAACTAAAACCTTCAGGGGTGACGTTGGCGTTGGTGAACAGGAACGCTGGATCTTCTGGACGGTCCTGGGCAATGGTCATGCTGCCGCTGCTCCAAAAGCCTTGGCAGCGCATTACGGACAGCAGATCGTTAATCAGCTTGTACGCTTCTTCCGCAGTTTGAATTGTGGTGTTGCATGAGAATCGCGCCTCCGTACCACCAAAGCCGTCATCGACAAGCGTATTGGCATACTTGCTAGCGGCAAAGAATGCCCACTTATCGAGCTGCGCTGTATTGATGTGATCGCCTAATCCAAACCGGGAGCTGGTGAGCAGGTCATACAAAATCCACGCTGGACACGATGTCCAAGCAGCAGCCTGGAACGTCCCATCCCAAACAAAATTGGTGGGATAAATAATTCGCCCAGTATCTGAATCGACGGTGACGCCAGATGGGATTTGAACCTTGACGCCCTTGACGAGATAACTGCGCGAAGGGATACTGCTGAACTGCTCAGCGTCAATCCGCAGACCAACTAGGGCACTGTTGGGATAAGCCAGCTTTGCCCAAATAATCTCGGTGTAGCTGGACCACGAAAACGCATTTGCTACCAGCCCCGATGCGCTGTCATCCGTAATCCGGGTGACTTTGACATCTACTGAATCGCTGGGATTGGGACGCGCCAGCTCAATCAAATAATCCTTGCGGTATTCGTCTGCGGTGCGTCCGGTGATCGTGTCCGAAACAACGGTCGTGAAACCGCCAGACGCATATTGAACTGCAATCTCTAGCTCAACGCTGGTTCCAAGCGTGTCCCCGGTGCCAGGATCAATGACCTGTAGCGAGGGAATTGCGATAGTGACGCGAACAGCATCAACGTTACTGTCGCTAATGCTGTTAGTGATTGGAACGTCCTTGACAACAGTGATGCCGACGGGTTTCTCGTCTTCAACGCCTGGCGTAAATGGGATGTGCTCTTGGTTCTGTGTGCCAGTGCGGGTATAAATCTCAACGTCTTCAAAGTTGTAGGTGCCGTTTGCGTTTTGCAGCGGCGTGTTATTCAGGTAGATGGATTTCAGTCCATCGGCTAAGCCCTCGATTTCGCCTTCAGAAATCAGGTCAATGACGTTGGCATATTGCCTTGAGTCAAGGCTGTCGGGTGTTGTTGAAGGTGTGCGCGAGCTACCGCCACCGCCGCCTTTGCCGCCGCCACCACCTGCACCAGTAATTGCGGTCATGCTTTCACCTGCACCGTGTCAACACCGGCAGAGATGACGACGCTGCCAGTCAGAGTTTTACCGTAAACGACTGGAACAGGTACGCCTTGGCGGTTGGTTTGCTGGATGCCGCTGAAGCTGTATGACTTGCGTGGGTCATTTTGGGTGTCTAAACCTTGGGCGACTTTTGGGACGGGGCTAAGTAGCTGCGCGACGCCGCCTAAAACAAGAGATGCGCCAAGTCCCACAAAGGCAGTGCCGACAGTACCAATACCAGCTAGACCGCCCAAAGTGACGCCCGCTGAAGCGATTGCTCCAATACCAAAACTAAGCGCGATAATTGCAACGCCAGCAAGTATCTGCCCTGTCGCACCACCCGCACCAGCAACAACCGGCATAATCCTGATCTCTTCTTGCCCAGCCGGGTAATGCAGCTCATCCAGTGCTAAGTCCACCGCACCAGTGCTGACGCGGTAGTGCTGGTCCGCCATGTGCTTCTCTATGCCAGGGAAATTGGCGACCAGAAAACGCACCGCCTCAGCAGCCGTTGCAATATCTGCCTGCAGGACGCGCCTGCCGATAAACTCCGCCAACGGTCCGTAGAGCTTGATCTTACGGAGCATGGCGCAACCTCCTTCCCGTGCATTTTAGATACTGCCCGCCATATAAGTCACGGCTAGACAGGCGACTTTGTAGGTGGTGCAAAATCATGCCATCGCCCAGATACACCGCACAGTGATTCAAGCCAGGCGATCCAATCGACATCAGCAGCAGGTCGCCACGCTCCAAAGGCTCATCTTCCGATAAACAGCGGAAGCCAGTCGCCGCCCAGCAACCTTCAAACATTGGTGCGGCTAAAAACTGCTCAGAATTTGCAGGGCGGTCCCAATCCCGCAGTTGAATACCGTTTTCGGCGTACCAGTCACGCGCCAAGGTCCAGCAATCCTGTACTGCCCACACCCACTGGCGACCAATTAACGGTGCCTTGTAACCGCATGGGATGTACTCGCCCCAGGCTTGGGTTTTGGGGTTGACGATGTACCAGGGCAAACCGAGTTTTTCAGCGGCGCTTTTGTCGGCTTCGCTTGCGGCTGCTGGTGTAATCGGATGGCTGTGGACGATGGCAGTGATTTCGCCAGCATCCTCCGCGTTGGCGTAGTCCTCGGGCGATAGGACAAACATCTGCTCAGGATGTGTTGCGAGATTGGCGCACGGCCAAAACTTCTCGCGCCCTTTGACAATGACCAAAACCCCGCAAATTTCCTTGGGGTCATGCTGCTGCGCGTAAGCCAGTGCGGTATCGCGCCAGGTCATGCAAAGAATGTGCCGATGCCTGGGAAGCCGCCGTGGGGCAACCTAGCGTTTTCGCCAAAACGTGCTTTGCAGCTGTCAACCTGTTTGCCGCAAACGTCTTGGCTCGCGTTGCCAACAGGGTTGTTATTCACATCGAAGTAATTTGAGCCGGTGTAGCTACACTCCGCAGAGCGATACACCCACTGGCAACGGGTCACACACTGACGCTTGGGTGCTCGAACACCAGCGAGGTCAAATACGCTGGCAAGCTCGAACTCGATGATGTCTCGGGTTTCGGCTGATTTGCGGTCAACGTAGTAAATCTCGCGTGGAAATTCGGCATAAGGGTCTGGTTCTGCACTGCCGCTTTCTTGCCTGAACTCGTCTCCGTCTTCCAGCAACAGGGTAAAACCATCCTCAAGTAGCAAATCGCCGCCGATGAGGTTGATGTCATCGAGGTAGCGCCCCAAGGTGCGGATTCGCGTGACCTTGGCACCTTCCAAACCGTCGGGCAGCGTCAAGATCAACGCCGTCAACGTGCCCAAGGCATTCGATGCCCGGAGCGTTGGACGCGGCAAACTGCCCTGCCCGTTCCACTCAAAACCTTCCGCTTCAATCGGAATGGCTTGATAATCCTGCCCTGCCCAAGTGATGTCGGTCAGGGATTGATCCACTCCAGAGTGGAAGTAATACGTCTGATCGACGCCGTGCTGGGCAGCGTTTAGCTCCAGCTGGAACAGCTCAACAATCGCACCGGGAGCAATCTCCTGTAGGTGGGATGTAAGGTCCGCCTCGCTGTCGCTGATCGTGTAACCAGCGTCCCAGTAGCCAGTTACGACGTAAGCCATGCGTTAAGCAATCACTGCTTTGATGACGGCAAAACCGATCACGATTGCCTCAGACAAAGAACCGCCAGTGATGTTGCGGACGTTGATGCTTGCAGAACCTGCAGCAGCTTGAGCATTCAGCAGGTAAGAACCAGCCGTGCCACCGCTGACGTGGTTCAGCACCAGCACGTCGGTTGCGGCGATTGTGCTGTTGGTCAGCGTAAAACTGACGGTCGTGTCAGCTGCAAGTGCCGCAGCGTTCATCGTGACTTGGCCGCATTTGGTGTTCAGCGTGACCCCAGTGCTTTTGCTGGTGGCTTGAGTGACGGCACCACCCTCGCCAGTGATGTAGCCAGCCTTGTCCGAGTTCAGGTTGGTGAAATTGGCGTCCAGCTCGGTGTGCGTGAGCGGTGTGCCTTTCCCAGCTCGGGTGACGATGGTGCTCATGGACAGTCTCCTATGACAGCAGTTTAGGGCTCAAAGACCTGCTGGAAAGTGGCTGTAATCGTGGCGCGGTTCACATACGGGATTGTTTTGCTCCATTCCAGGCAAATCCACTTGTAGGTGTTGTCTTCGTCAATGGGGATCCAGTCAAAGCTGGCAGCGTCCGCAGCTCGTGCGTCAA